TCCCCGGTTCACAGTGTATAGGGTGCCGTATTGCCCGTTCCAAGAGTTGGGCACTCAGGATCATGCACGAAGCTTCCCTCTACCCTAACGAGAATTGCTTCATTACACTCACTTATAATCCTGCCCATTTACCCCCTTACGGAAGCCTCGAAAAGAGGAATTTCGTTCTATTTATGAAACGGTTGAGAAAGCATTGCCAAGGTGTTTATGCCGTGGATAAACCTGATGGTGGAGTCCACTATCCAATCCGTTTCTTTCACTGTGGGGAATACGGTTCTAAGTTGGGGCGTCCCCATCATCATGCATTAATTTTTAACTTTGACTTTCTAGATAGGAAATTATGGAAAACAACAAACACAAATCACAAAATTTACCGATCCAAGTTATTGGAGTCGCTCTGGGTCGACTCAAATGGGCAAAGTATTGGTTACAGTTCCATAGGGGAGCTAACGTTCGAAAGTGCAGCGTACTGTGCCCGATACATTACAAAGAAGATCAATGGAGAGAAAAAAGAGCTTCACTATCTGGCGAAAGATTATGTCGACAAGGAAACCGGTGAAGTCCCTCCTATCAGTCCAGAGTATATCACTATGTCACGTCGTCCTGGCCTTGGTAAAAACTGGCTTGACAAAAACTTAGGTGATGCTTACCCTAAGGATTACCTTACGTGGAAAGGTCGCAAGTTGAAAGTGCCCGAATACTATGACAAGATTTATGATATTGACAATCGCCGAGAAATGGCGAAGCTCAAGCGAGAAAGGAGAGCCAATGCAATAAAACATCATGCGAACAATTCGTACGAACGGCTAACAACAAGGGAAGCTATTCAGGCTTCCAAAATGGCACTACTTAAAAGGGACTTTGATTATGAAACTTCAAGTGTTTAGCATCTATGATCGCAAGGGTGAAATATACCACCCGCCGTCTTACTGTCACAATATCCCCGACGCATGTCGGCACTTCACTATGCGCTTCCGCCAGGAGGAAACTATGCTTAATTTGTTTCCTGGCGATTACTCCGTATGGCATACGGGCGAATGGGATGACAGGACGGGTCAGCATACCTCTTGCAAGCCGCATCTCGTAGCCAATGGCGAAGGCTTGCTGGCAGACGAATCGTCGCCTATTCTATTCCCGGAAAAACCTGATACTCAGGCGAATAAAGCCTAAACACAATCGGCACCTTGCGATTGTTCCACGTGGAACACCTATGATTAGACTCAAAATTTGGATTAATGTTGTCAACCTGTTTACCATACTTTTGGAGTGGTCAACCATGAAATTAATCAAAACTCCCCGCGAAAGCGGATCTCTACGTGTTCAGCATAGTCTGGACCCTGAGAGCCTTACCGAGCAAGGTCATAAAGACCAATGTAATATCAACTCGATTCTCAAGCGTGTAGCACGCCAAGGGATGGCGCCCATTGCCGAGGGCATGGGGAAATTTGGCGATTTTAGCGAAATTGGAGAGTTTCACGACGTCCAAGACCGTATCCTCGATGCTCACGCTCAATTTGGGGCCCTTCCTGCGTCCATACGCAAGCGTTTCGACAACGATCCGGGTCAACTTGTAGATTTTATGGCAGACCCCTCAAACGAAGATGAGGCCCGTAAATTGGGGCTATTACCGGAATTCGACATTCCTACCCCTATCGATGCTCATTTAGAGCAACCAAACACCCCTGAAACCTCGACAGAGGCTCCTGCAAAGGAGGGGTAAGAACAGCCTGTACTCGGTATTAACTGTTCTTAGTGACACCGATTCTTAAAACTGTGAAGGAAACCTCATGTACGGATCAAAAAATAAGAGTGTTATGCAGCACTCATTTGCGAATATCCCGCAGGCTAATATCCAGCGATCTACGTTCAAACGGGATCATGCATATAAAACCACTATGGAAAGTGGGATTATCTACCCTATACTCTGTGATGAGTATGTGCCTGGAGATCATTTTTCCGTTTCGCTTGCCAGCGTTGCAAGACTGGCTACCCCCATATATCCCCTGATGGATAATATGGTGATGGATTTCCATTTTTTTGCAATTCCCAACAGACTTATTTGGGACAATTTCCCCAAGTTTATGGGGCAACAAGATGACCCTGGAGATAGCACGGATTATACCGTGCCTCAATTCACGGGCTTCACAAACACCTCTGGTATGCTTCATGATTATATGGGCATCCCCCTTGGCTCTACTCAAAAGTGTAATTCACTGCACGCAAGGGCATACAACCTAGTTTGGAACCAGTGGTACAGGGACGAGAACTTGCAACCCAGCGTGGTCGTCGATAAGGATGACGGCCCCGACTATCAGGGTGATTACGATCTGCTTCCCCGTGGGAAAAGAAGGGACTATTTCACAAGCTGTCTTCCTTGGCCTCAAAAGGGATCGGATGTCACAACCCCCCTTGGTACAACTGCCCCTGTTATTGGTGATGGTAACGTGGTTAACTTCGTGGTAGATACGAATAATTATAACTATGGCCTTCACTTTAACGCTGGCGGAAATTTGGACGTTGGTCATGATTTCGCTGGGGAGAGCATACCCAAGAACTTGAGTAGCGGTGGTACCGTCCCTTCTTCCGGTGATGGACTCGGACTCTCTCAGCAATCTGCTTACTCTGGCATGATTGCCGACTTATCTTCTGCTACTGCTGCCACAATCAATTCTCTACGCGAAGCCTTCCAACTTCAGATACTGCTGGAACGTGATGCCCGTGGTGGAACCCGGTACCAGGAACTGGTGTTGAGTCACTTCAAAGTTCTCGGTGACGATAGCAGGCTCCAGCGGAGCGAATACTTGGGTGGTGGTAGTGCTACCATCCAGATTACTCCCATTGCCCAAACTTCGGAATCCAATACGACCGAACAAGGAAAGCTGGCTGCCGTTGGTTATGCAAGTCAAAAAGGCGCCGGATTCTCCAAGGCATTCGTGGAACATGGCGTTATTCTCGGTCTGTGTTCAATTCGCGCCGATCTCACATATCAACAGGGCCAGGATCGCATGTTCTCAAGACAAACCAAGTATGATTACTACTGGCCTGCATTGGCCAATCTTGGTGAACAAGAAGTACTTAATCGCGAAATCTGGCAAGATGGATCCGCCAATGATGATCTTGTATTCGGTTATCAAGAGCGTTGGAGCGAATACCGATACAAAAACTCCCTTATTACGGGCCTTATGCGTTCTGATGCTGCCGGATCTCTCGATGCCTGGCACCTCTCTCAGGACTTCGCTACCCTGCCTGCTCTTAATGCCGACTTCATCGTCGAAAGTCCTCCGGTCTCTCGTGTAGTTGCTGTGCCTTCGGAACCTGAATTTATCTTCGATGGCTTCTTCCGTATGCGTTGTACTCGGCCTATGCCTACGTATAGCGTTCCTGGTCTTATTGACCACTTCTAGGAGATCCTATGGGATTCTTTGATAGTGTAGGTAGCGCTTTATCTGGTGGTCTTGGTGGCCTCGGCATGAGCGTCGGTAAAGCTTTATGGGATCAAAAGGAGACAGGTCGTGCCAAAGCATACGCCACTAAAATGTCCAACACGGCCCACCAGCGAGAAGTCAAAGATCTCAGAGCGGCGGGCCTTAACCCGATTCTGTCGGCAGGTGGAAAAGGCGCGTCGACGCCTACCGTTGGAGCGACACCGGGCCCTGACCCATCCCAAGGGATTGCCGGCCTCAGTCAAGCTTCATCTGCTAAAACTCTAAGGTCTGCTCAGGCTAACCTTGCCGAAGCTAACGCCAGTTCCGCTAAAGTGCGAGCTCGCATGGATGAAAACATGCTAAAAATGTATGAGGAAAATAAGACTCTGCAAAAGCTTGTTGACGCATCCCGCCTGGGCGAAGAGAGCGGATTGGGCGGATGGTTACGTTCTGCTGGTCGTGGAATAATGAACGTACTCAATTTCAAGAAACCACCAACCCGCATAAACAAAACGTGGAATGATAATTCACGTAATCACAGTATCAACCAGAAGATCAACACCGACGGCTATATTGACACGAAAACGGGTGAAATGATCCCGTTAAAGCCCGTTGATCCTTCACATTGGAAATGAGGTATAGAATGTCACGATATCGCAAAAAAATGTCACGCAGTCGTAGTCGACGGCAGTTCTCGCGCGGTGCAAGTCGCACTAATTCTAAAAATCGCACACGCCTAGTTCAGCGTGGCGGCTACCGTCTTTAAGTCCCCGTAGGGGTTCCGCCTGTACCCGGTTTTTAATTCTGTCCGGG